TTTTGGCTCTGGAGTAGATGTAGTAGGACATATAGCTTCAGTTGCAGATGCAGCTGGTGATACTGCAGTTAATAATGATGATTATATCAATTTTACTGCTGCAGCTAGTCCTGGTGACAATGTTCAAATATTTACTGACGGAAATCGTTGGTATGTAAGAGGCATTGCTGCTGCTCTAGGTAGTGATACATTATTCCACACTGCTGCTGCTTCATAAACCGAATTAATAAGGTTTAATAGTTTTGTAGAACTATGGGGTAAGTCGTATAAAGGGCTTACCCCCAATCTACTAAGAATTTTATAATATTAAATTGGAGAAAATATGGCAGACTATACAACAACAAAAGTTAAGGTCATGATTCATGATGCTGCTCCTGGAACAGAAACTGGGGATGTTGGGACATTAGCTAGAGATATAAAAGATTATATTGAAAGTACTGACTCAACTAACCAAGAAGTTTTAGGAATTACTCATTGTCATTTAGGTGGCGGAAGAGTTCTTACCGTCATTACTGGTGGCACTTAATAATAATGCCTAAAAGAATTAAAAAAAGACGTAAGCCTGTTGTGCGTAGACGTGGTGGAGGAGGGATTCCAGGAGATACAGATACTGTACCTGCAATGCTTACTCCAGGAGAATACGTAATAAGAGCAGAAGCTGTCAAAGCAATTGAAAAGCAATTTGGTAAAGGCTTCTTAGATAAGCTTAACCATTTTGACGCAAGAAACCGAAGAAAAGGAGGCTAAAATGCCAACAGTAACAACACCTTCTGGAAATACTCTTGAATTTGATTATACTGAAGAGGGTATGAAAGAAGCAAAAGAACTTGCTGAAGCAACTGGCGGAGACCTTGATATTCAAGGATATAATGCTGGTGGTAGAGTTAAAGTAAAGCAAGGATATCAAATGGGAGGCCCTGTTAGACCAATGGGTGGGCAACCTCAATCTCCTATGGGTCCAGGAGGAATGCCTCCAGGTCCAATGACACCTCAAGGAAGGGCAGGATTAATGTCTGGAGTGACTGGGCAAGGACCTAAACCCCCAATGCCAGGTGGACCAAGACCCCCAATGCCAGGTGGAGGTAGACCAATGCCAGGTGGAGGCAGACCAATGCAAAGACCACCAATGCCAGGAAGAGGTGGAAGACCTATGCCAGGAAGGCCAGGTGCACGACCTATGCCAGGAGGTCCAAGAAGACCAGGGGCACGACCAGGTGGTAGACCTATGCCAGGAAGACGAGGCCCAGGAATGCCTATGCCAGGAAGACGTGGACCAGGAAGAGGAAGACGATAGAATGGCAATTTTTGTATATGATGAAGAGTTAAAAAAAGTTGTGCCAATTGAAGAAGCTCCTGTTAAATTAAATAATACAAAAGACTATGTTAATATGAGAACAACATGGAGTGGAACAACTAAAGTTGAATTTAGCACAACAACTATTGACGAATCTATTAAAAGAATGAATGGAGGTAAGTAATGGCTGTAGCCTTTGCATATAGAATACATGCATTAACAGGCTTTGATGCAGATGCTGGCACTGCTAGTGAGACTGGTCAATATTATCGTGATATGACCGCTCAATGGATGACTGACGCAATAGTAGAAGTTATGAATATTTTACCTCCTCAACTTCTTGAGAAGTGTTCAAAAATATCTGCTGCATCAGCAAATTATACTAATGGGACAGGAGTTCTTAATGAAGGAAAAGTTTTAAGTGTTATTAGGACTGTATCCACACAAGGAACTCCTACATTTAATTCTGGGGAAGTGTATATGTGTAGACAGATTCCTTATTCTCAGTCTTTTAATGCAGGAGACCCTGACCATGTTGAAAGTGCAACGCCAACAGACCCTTTGTATTATATTGAGCCTCAAGTTGATAATACCGTTGCAAGAGTAAAGGTTTTGCCAACTTCAACAGCAGCTATTGCTAAAGTTATATCTGTTGATTATCCTGTATTTACCGCTGGAGATTCTGGAACTTATGATGTTGTTAATTCTACAGCAATAGCTAATTTTCCAGATGAAGCTGAATATTTAGTTGTATTAAGGGCTGCAATATTTGCAGCTCAATATCAATTGGCAATTGAAGAAGATGATGATTTATATGAACCTATTATTGATTCATTGTCAAAGAAGTATGAACAAGGAATAACAGCTTTATTAACTAAAAAGCTTGAGCCGGCAGCAAAAAGCAAAGGAAAAGGTCTTGATTTAGGTAAAGCTTTAGCAGGATTAGGTGGATTAGGAGGAGCAAAGTAAAATGAAAGTAAAAGATATGTTAGGACAAATTGAAAAATTATTTGGAAGAGTTCCTGAAAAATATATGTTAGCGTTAATTAATGATGGATTGGAAGAAATTGGAATTACAAAACAACACAAGCGTGATGATATGAAAACTGATTTAATTGAAAATCAAAGATGGTATCCTCTTGACGATGAAGTTATTGATATTATAAGAGTCGAAATTAAAGATACTAATGATAGATATGTTATGATTCCAAAATTAACAGACCCTCATAAATTATTAAAAGAGGATGAATATTAATGGCTACAAATAAAAGAAATTATCCAAATAATTATTTTGCATGGTATAATGATGATGATAAAATAGCAATTGTATGTCGTGTATTTACTAATGACGACACAACAGATAATACAACATCAACAGATGTTTTCGATACATATACAGATTCAGATGTAAGTTCTGGCTTAAGAGTTCATTATCATGGCAGATATGGAGAAGCAAAGAATATAGAGGACGATTTAAAGAAAGATTTAGGTTTAGATGTTGGAATGCATAAATTTTTAATTTGCTATATCAAATATAGATTATTTGAAGATATGGGAGATATGCAGAAGGCACAATATTTTAAGGGAATGTTTGATAAAATGGTTAAACAGTTTCCATCAAGAAAATCAGGTGTACGTTTTTTAAGCGTACCAAGAATGTAGGAGATTAAATGGCAACAACGGTAAGAAATGCAACATTAACAGTAACTGTTGAAGAAGAAATAACTTTAAATGGTTCAAGGCAGGGTTCTAAAAATACATTAAGAATATCAGATATTAATGAAGTATATAAAAGAATATTAACTTGTCCAGCTAACGTAGATACTACTGTTTTTAGAAGTGGAGTTAGTGTTGATGTCACTGATTCTTCAATGGATGTTCAAGATGTTAAATATATTAGATTAACTAATCTTGATGCTGCGAACTCAGTTAATGTTAATTTACAAATAGATGTGACAGAAAGTGGCAGTGGAGCAAGTGCTGTAAACGAAACTGCTACTATATTACTTGAAGCAGGGCATAGTTTTGTAATGGGAACGTCTCATGATTCTATCGCTGCTTATGATGCAGATGGTTCAGCTCAAACAACTTTACATGATTTAGAAAGTATATTAATAGACCCTAGTGCTAATGCAGTTGATGTTGAAATTTTTGTGGCAAGCGCATAATGGCTGATTCATTAAAAACAGTAGCAGTAAGTGCTACAGGCATTGGAGTTACTTGGGTTGAATGGCTTCCAGTTGCTGTAAGAATTGCAGTTGGAATTGCATCGTTTGTGTATATATGTCTTAAAATACGCAATGAATTAAAAAAATAGGATTATTTGAAGCATACAAAACAAGACAAGGGTGTAGTTAAAAGAGTTTTTGTTACGCCTGACAAACATTTTCCACTAGCTGATAAAAAAGCAATTAATGTGGTAAAGAAAGCAATTGAGATTGTTCAGCCTGATGTATATGTTGATTTAGGTGATGTAGGGGAATGGCATGGATGCTCTCATTGGCAATGGAAGAAGAAGAAAAGACCTCCATTGGAATATCAGTTGCCTTTTATAGATAAAGATGTTAAAGATGTTAATAGGGGAATGAACCGTATTGATAAATCTTTAGATAAGGCAGGTTGTAAAGAAAAATACATGATTGAGGGCAATCATGATGATTGGATGAATAGATTTGTTGAAGAAAATCCATACTTAACTAAATATAGGTTTGCAGAATGTGTAAAATTAAAAGAAAGAAATTACAAGTATTATCCAATAGGGAAGTATCTAAAAATTGGGAAACTACATTTTTATCATGGCCATCATTTTGCTGGAGTTCATCATACCAGGAATCATTTGATAAGACTGGGAACGAATGTAATGTACGGACATCATCACGATATCCAACAGACATCTGTTACTCATATTGATGGAGTTAAATCAGCTTGGAGTATTGGCTGTTTAAAAGATATGTCTGATGAAGAGAATGAATGGCTTGGTGGAAGAAAAATTAATTGGTCACATGCATTTGCAATTGTTGACTTTTTTACAAGAGGACATTTTACAGTGCATGTAATACAAATCATTGATGGTAAAACCTCATTGTGGGGTGAATTGATTAATGGATAATATATATGAACGAAGAGGAATTAAAGAAGCAAGCAGAAGGTTTTTTAGGAAACTGGGTATGGTTATTTGTATCTGGAGTTGCTCTTTTATTATTTAAGTCGACCATAGAGACTGTTGTTGAGGGATTAAAAGTATTTCTTGGCAAAGATTTAAATACAGATGATGTTGTAATTTTAGACGGAAGGCCTGCCAGATGTATAAGAGTAGGTTTATGGAAAACAACATTTTTTGCTTATGATATAGGTGTAGCTAATGGAAAACCTTTTGTTAAAGGTGGAACTAAGATACAGATACAGAATGATAAGTTAAAAGACCACGTTATTGAAAGTCCATTACAAATGTTAGATTTAAGTAAGTGGGAGGGTCAAAGTGTTACAAAAGATGGTGATTAATAAAATTGTTGATTTAATATCAAGACAATTTAAACTGCATGATATAATGAAATATGTTAAAGAGCCAAATGATGCAGATAAAAGAATTGACAAGCTTGAACAAACTGTATTTCAGCAAGGAAGGCTTATTGAAATGTTATTATTAAATGAAAAAAAGGAGAAGTAGATGAAGAAAGTCGTAGCGTTAATAGTAAAGAATTTATTTAGCGAAAATGTTTTAAAATCAGTTTTTGTTAAAGTTGGTGATTATTTAGTATCATCATCAAAAAATAAATTAGACGACAAAGTTTGGGCTGTTTGTAAAGATAAATTATTATAAATGGCAAAAAAGACTTATAAGATAACACGATTTGATTTAGGGAGAAATTCCAAGTATGACGCTCGTGATTTAAAAGATGGAGAGCTAGCTGAAGCATGTAATATTAATATAACTAATCCAGGTTATGTTGCTCCATCAGGTAACCTTAAAGGTTATTGGAATGCTTCTAATAATAATGTTCAAAACCATGTTGTTGGAACTTTTGAAAGTGGTAGTGGGACTGTTGATACAAATAATACAGCATTAACAGCATTTGCCAATGATTATAAAATGGGATTTGTTTTAGCTTTTAATGCAGGAACAAATAATGCTATAACCACAATAGGCAATACAGTATATGATAATACTTCAAAAGCCTCTGGAACTGTTGTTGGTTCTAGCACTACAGGAACTTGGGATGGCAATGCATCTGGGACTGTATATCTTATTAATGTTACAAAAAGTGGAAATGCCTCAGCTTTTGGAAATGGTACTCAATTAAAAGTAGGTAGCACAAATGTAGCCACAACCAATGGAAACACATCAGTATTGGCAACAACTACAGCTCCATTTCTAGGTCTAGGAGATGCAAATACTCTTGATGTATATGATGATGGTACAGAAGTATGGCTTAATAATGTATTGACATTAAATAATTCAATAACTTGGAATCCTGATGACCCTAGTACGATTGGGGCAAATGCATCTAGTGTTTATCAAAGATATTTTTATGCCGATGGAGCGTTAAGAATGGGTGATGCTAATTTCGCTAATACTAATAATTATTCTAAATGGTTAGGTCATATTAATCGTGATTACTTACAAAATATTCTTAATGATGATGGTACCGCTCAAACAAGAGATACTGTTAAAATGAATTCATGGTGGGAAGACTCAATGGCTCCTTGCCCTCCTCAAGATAATAATCCTGGGACTGATGAAAAAGCATTAACCGTTGTAGATTCTTATGCAGCTACATATCCAACTAATGGAGAGAAAGTATTTTTAAAATTTAGAGAGAGTGCAGCAAGTTTATTTGGGATTACCGCAATTGCTGTAACTGACGCAAACACAGGTTTAATGACAGCAACTTTACCAGTCCATGGATATGGAGCTGGAGATGAGGTTGTAATAACAGGGAGTGCTCATGGGGGGACGTATGTGATAGAGGATGTCCCATCACCAACAACATTTACTTTTTATAGTAATTATACAGCTGCAGACTCTTCAATTGAAGGAAGTGATTTGATTCAAAATGGAGCTTTGACTTCAGATGCTACTGGGTGGACTGTCAAAGATTTTGATGATAATACTGGAGATGGAAATGGGTGGACTTATGGAAGTGCAAAATTTACCTTTGACAATGATGAAAATGCTTATTTGATAAATACTTTAGATTCATCTGCAACTACATCTGGGGGAACAACTTATCATTTAAAATTTACTGTTGGAACTGCAACTTTAAATATGTCTATTGAGGGAGGGACTGCTGATAGTGATGGGAATTTTCAAGAATATGTTTCATTGACTGAGTATACCCATAACGGTGGAGCTGCAGGCGATGGTGTCTATGATGTTTATTTTACTCCTGCAGGAAATTCTCTTAATACAGACACTAAAATTAGATTTAAATGTTTAGATGACGGTTCTGGGGCTGGTACGTTGGACGATATATCTTTAAAATCAACTAATGTTGATGTTAGAAAATTTACAGATGCAATTAATCATGATTTAAAAGAAAAATGGATATTTGGAATGTCTTTTTTATATGATGGTATTGCAGAGCAAGAATCTCCAATAACTGTTGGATGGAAAGATGGCAGCACTCAAATGGATGCAGGGGTATCGTCTTCACATGTTGTTGATTTTAGAACTTATACTAATAAGCCTGAATGTTATGTTAGCTTTGTTTATGATGATACAGATGAAAGCTCCAGGAATTGGCATCCTAGAAAAACTGGATTTAAAATATATATGAAAAGAGTTGATACGAGTGCTACTGGAGAATGGCTGTTATTTGCCCATATAGACCTTGTTAAAGGGGATTATGTTATTAATGCAGGGGATGGTACGGTTCAACCATTATATGAGGGCGAAACTAATGCTGCATATGAAGTTAACTTGAAAGGAGAAAATACTTTAGTTCCTTTTAATAGTGTGCCTCTTCAAAGTTATTTTACAGAAACTTTTGGAGTTCCTGAGCATCTTACTCATTTTAGAGCAAGTTGGAAAAGTCAGGCTATATGCAATAGAACTAATTACATTGGAAATGTTTTAGTTGATGGCGAGCATTATCCAGACAGGCTTATGAAATCTCCTCCATTAAGATATGATATATTTCCTAATGATGAAGCTTATTTTGTTGACGTGATGCCATCTGATGGTGATGAAATTGTTCATTTAGAAGCGTTTGGAGACAGATTGCTTGTATTTAAAAAATATACATTAATTGTACTTAATACAAATGGAGTTGCAGAAGTTATTGAAGGAAAATATACTGGAATGGGTGTTGAAGGACCTAGAAAGATTTGTGCAACAGATAATGGTATAGCTTGGATAAATGAGCAAGGGTTACTTTATTATGATGGAGAATCTGTAAAAAATCTTATTGAAGATAAATGGGATACAGTTAATTTGTGGAGCCCTCTTGATGCTAGTGTTGGCTCAAACCCTATTAGCCAATTAGCTTATGATGCAAAAGCAAAGCAGTTAATTCTTTTTGGAGCTAAATCTAATGTAGGAGCCTCAATAACCTATATTTACGATTTTTATACAAAATCATTTTATTATGGATTTCAATTAACTCCTATTGCATCATCTGGAGTAAATCTTTTTAGTAATGTTGTTAATATTCCACATGACAATGAAACAGTTTTTGCTGGAAAAAAAGAATCAGAAAATATATATTTTTGGAAATATCAAGCTGCATCTCAAGATACTCCAAATGATTCTGGGGCCGGCAATGCTGGATTTTTATTAAAAACGAAAGATATTGATTTTGGTGAACCTGGTGTAAAGAAGAAAATATATAAAGTATATGTTACTTATAAGTGTTCTGAGTCAAGCGAAGACCATACAAATCTTGTTTGTGCGTATAATGTTAACGGGGAGGATAGTGGTCCTCTTGAAGTAACTGGAATTAAGGCTGATGGAGATTATAAGCATTTTAAACCAGTGTCTAATTGTCAAACTTTTTCTGGAGCAAGCAGTACAAATCCATGTGTTTTAAATAACAATAAACCTGATTGGACTGTAGCTGAAATGAAGCCAGTACCAGGAGAGGCAAGTAAAGTCAATAGCATACAATTAGCATTTTATAATAAAATTACTTCAGTAGTAGATAGTACTTTTAAAATAAATGATATAACTATAGTATATAAAATGGGCAAAAAGAAATAATGAAATCAAGAGACCCTAGAGTATTAGATATACAAAAAGCATCTCGTGTTAAAGTTGTTAGAGGCATTCCTAATAGAAATGAAGGGCAAGATGGGGACTTAGCTGTTAGTGAATATAGAAATGAGATTAAAATGTATATTAAATATAAAGGGGCTTGGCATGGCATTTCTGTTGGCAAGTCTTTTGATGATATTAAAGATAAGGCAAATAATGCTATTTCTAAACAGGATAAAAAACCATTAAGAATGCAATTATCAACAAATAAAATTCATTCAGATTCAAATTTTGACCTTGACTCATCAGGGGATATTACTCTAGATGCTGATGGTGGGCAAGTCTACATAAAAGATGGGGGAGTTTCTCATTTTGAATTTGATTGCGATAGCGCATCGTTAAAGATACATGACGATACAGATGCTACAGATTGGTTTAGAATATTAGTTTCAACCAATGGTCAAGCAACGATGACAACATATGATAATGACGGAACTGGTGGCGTTATGACATTAAAACCTGATGGAGATTTAACTTTAGACCCTGATAGTCAAAATGTAGTAATAAATGCAACTGATAAACTTAATTTTGATTCGAGGCCTGGAGACGGAACATACATTCAAGAATCAGCAGATGATGTTTTAAGTATCTATGTTGGTGGTGATGAAATGTTGAAGATAGATGAATCTGTAGATTTAGGAGGAACACTAACATCTCAAGGCTCTTTAATGGTTAAAGAAAGGATTCAGGCTTCAGCATATGTTGCAGGTCAAGGGCAGATATGGGTAAAGCAAGCAACCCCTAACCAATTATGGTTCACTAATGATGCTGATGATGATATACAATTAACTTCAGGAGCTGCTAATGCAGCAACTCAAACTTTACATCACTATCAAATGCATCAATTTTATGCTTCTGCTACTACAGATGTATATGTTCCTTTTGGAGCTTCTACAGTTGAAGGTTCTTCTACAGGAACAACTATGATTGATGATACTTTTTGGATAGCTCCCTTTGATGGGAAGCT